AGCAACTGCTTTTGTTACAGCTGCAACTAAAGTAAATACAGGCTATCAACAAGCTCATGTATTTTATTTGTCAGACATTAAAACTGGCAGTACTGGCATGTCGTTTGTTGTTGGAGAATATCTGGTTTATGATGGTTTAAACATTAATGATGCTACGCTTATCAAAGGATCAGCTTCTGGTGCATCAATTATCTACTCATCCGAAGATCATGCTCCTGGTGATGGTTTATTAACATCCAACACTACAGGTGAAGGAATAAAATTCAATGTAAGTTCTATACTTCAAAATGATACAGCTAAGGGTTATATTACATTCAAATTAATTAATGGTGGTTATGGATATGCAATTGATTCACCAGTAACAGTAACATACAAAACAGCTTCATCAGGAACTGGTGCTACATTTAAGGTTAAGTCAATAGCTAACACAACAACGTTCAGTTACAATATAAATCCATTGACATTTGCTAATGGTTACTCATTTGCTAACACTTATATTTCAGCAAATGATTATGGTGTAACAATGTTTTTTGCTAACTCTGGTTCTCTAATTGGAGATGCATTGACGAATGCCAACTTAGTGATAGGAACTATAGCTTCATTGGGTGCTGCAACATCAGGTGATCACAATTATAATGGTTCAGTCCAACCTAATGTGTTTGAAAAAAGAATTCATGGTTATGGTATAATCGATAGCAATGGTAAAATCTGGGGCAACAATGCTGTTATAACTGGTGAGTTATCAACTGGCAACGGTGTTATAAATGGCGTAGAGTTAGCATCGTCTGGTTTTGGTTTCAATACACAAGGCGAAAGATTGGTATTTTATAATGAAACTGATGAACTGAAAACTGCAGAGCTAGTTCTTAATATTGATGCAATTGGATATGAAGAAGGATTTTGGGCTGATGAGAGTGGATTCTTAAATTCTGACAAATATATTACAGATAGCGATTATTATCAAGAGTATTCTTATGAAATTCAACTTGAAAAATCTCTTGATAAATATATCAACGTGCTAAAACAAGTAATGCATCCAGTTGGAAACAGAGCTTTTGGTAAACCAATTATTATTGATAGTAAGCAACTAGAAGAAACAATTCAAGACGAAACCTTGGTGGTAAACACTTAATGTCCGGCATATTCAATCAAAGTATCAAAAGTAAATTTGTAAAGAACTTCATTGATGATGTAGCAAATACATCTTCCAACTATTATGTTACATTTGGTAAGTTTTTTGAATGGCCAGATGATACAAATCCCCCTGCAACCAATTCGTCAGTATCTGGAACTCATTACGAAGTAAATAGAGAGTTGCTTTTTGGTAAGAAGTTGTCAGTTTCTGACATTGCCTATATTGCAGAGAAGAATTCGTGGACATCAAATACTGTTTATGATTATTATGATGATACTAACCCTAACTTATATTCTTCAAATTATTACGTTGTAACTAGTTTAAACAGAGTTTATAAGTGCCTGTTTAATAACTATGGAACTCCTTCGACTGATGAGCCATCGTTAACTGTCAGTGGTGGTGACTTTGACACATCAGATGGTTATAAGTGGAAGTATCTATATACGATTAATGGTGCCAATAGCAGAAAATTTACAACGAACGATTACATTCCAATCATCCCTTCTCCAGTAGTATCATCTTTTGCTGAGAATGGTGCCCTTCATGTGATCTTAGTAGATAATACTGGCAACAATTATACCACTGCTAATGGTTACATAGACGTTGTCATTAGTAACACAGAATTCAAAATATCCAATACAAACGCTTCTACGTTAAGTGGAGCATATACAGATTCTACATTCTACGTTTATTCTGGTGGAGCTGCTGGTAGTTTATCATCTATTAGCAGTTATGTTGTAAATTCATCTGGTAAATTTATAACCACCAACGATCCTGTTATAGGAATCACAAGCACTTCACTTTATAGAATAGATCCTCAAGTTGTTGTTACTGGTGACGGTTCTGGATTCAAAGCAGTCACAAATGTAGATTCTAATACCGGTACTATAGCATCTGTTACAGTTATTGATAGAGGATTGAATTATTCCTACGCAAATGTTACAATAACTTGTAATTCTTATTTTGGATCTGGTGCTACAGCTAGAGCTATTATTTCACCAAAAGGTGGTCATGGATCTGATGCTATTACAGAATTAGGTTGTAACACTCTTGGAATTTCTATTAGCACAAACCTAACAGATAACTTTCCAACTTGGGCAAATTATAGACAAGTTGGCTTAGTATACAATCCAAAAGCAGCTTCCAATTTAACTTCATTTAGTGATGCAACGTTTAACCAAATGTTAAATTTTGGACTAGTAAATTATTCAGGGATATTTACTTCTGGTGAAATTGTTCAAGGCTTTAGTAGTAAAGCTACTGCAACCGTTGCATATATGGATTCCGATAGTTTATACGTATTGAATGATTCTGGTATTTTTCAATCATTTGAAACGTTAACTTCACTTACTACAGGCAAAACTTGTATAATATCTACAATAACTTTACTTTAATTTCTAAGGGAATAAAATGGCTGATTTGCAGACCAATTTGAATGTTGCTCCTTTTTATGATGATTATGATGAGAATAAACAATATTATAGAATATTGTTCCGTCCATCTACAGCTGTTCAAGCACGTGAATTAACACAACTTCAAACTATTCTCCAGAAACAAATTTCTCGATTTGGTGATAGCATCTATAAGGATGGTAGCATTGTAGAAGGATGTAACTTTACTCAATATCCTAACATTGCTCAAGTAAAGTTTAGAGATAGTAACACAACTACATTAGATTTTACTACATTGACATTGGGCAACTATGATCCAACAGCAAATATTTCTCACCTTTCAAATTCACATCTTTTAGTTTCAAATACAACTGGCTTAAGAGCTGTAGTATTTGAAGCATTGATTGGTGCAGAATCAGCTGTAGATGCAGGAAGCAATGATACTAACAGAGCTTATGTAATCTATATCAATTCAGGTAATAACGCAGGTACTCCTGTTTCAACATTTAGTACTACAAGTGAAAAGGTAGATGTATATTCATCCAACCAAGATAAATTGGGTGCCCTAAGCTCTTCTAATTTACTTGGTTCAATCTATACACTATCATCAAACGCTACAGTAAATGCACTTGGTGTTGGACACGGCATTCACGTTGGTCAAGGTATCATTTATCAAAAAGGTTTCTTTATCAAGTCTAATCCAGGTAACTTTATTATCAAAGAACATTCATCTAACGTGTCTGGTATAAAGGTTGGATTTAGCACTTCTGAATATATTGTTAAGCCTTCTGAAGATCCTTCTCTCTACGATAACTCGATTGGAAGTCCCAACTATAGTGCTCCTGGTGCATACAGACTTAAACTAGTTCCAAAACTAGTTGCATATGATTCTTCCAATAACTCTGTTACTATTCCAGAAGGTTTCTTGCCGGTTATTGATTTTAGCGGAACAACTGGAACTACTGCTGTTACTACAGCTCAAGATCCTATCTATAGCATCATTGGTGATATGATTGCTCAAAGAACAAAAGAAGAATCAGGTGATTACGTAGTTAAGCCATTTCAAGTAAACGTAGAAGCTTCTTCCAATCCTAACACATTCTACTATACATCATCACCTGGTATTGGATACATTGATGGATATAGAGTAGAATATCAAGCTCCAAGAAGAATTGAAGTTCCACGTGGAATAACATCACAAGATTTGTTAAACGAAAGAGCTACTGTTAATTTTGGTAACTATATTTTCGTTACTGATGTTGCAGGTATATTTGACATTGGTGGTTTACAATCAGTTAATATCTACAATACTAAGCAAGAAGTAATGTCTAAGAACATTTCAGCTTCTGCTCCATTAGGTACAGCTATAGGTACTGCTACGATTAGAGGATTCAAGTTCTACTCTGGAACTAAAGGAACCGCATCAGCAGTTTACAGACTTTACATTACTAATATCAGAATGAATTCTGGTTATAGTTTCAAAGCAGATGCAAAGAGCTTCTATGTAAATGGAACATACGGAAAAGTATTTGCTGATATTGTATTGACCAATGGTAGTGCTCAACTACAAGGTAATCTTGGCAATCTAATATACGATACAGGTCTTACTGGTCTAAAGAGACTTACAAGCAACACTGGTGTTAACGATACATCTTACATTTATAGAAACACAAGTGGTTCAGTTAACTTAACAAGATCAGGTGGTAAGGCTACTGCAACATTTAGTATTGGAACAGATACTTATAACTACGGTGCTAGTACTATAGATGATGTTGCATCAGAAAACATCAACATAATGTTCAACAGCGATGTTACAGCCAACTTGTTCTCATCAACAGTTTATATGGGTTCAATTGGTGGTGTATCTAATGTTACACATAGTAATGTTACTGTAAGCTCGGTAAGTGCGGCGTTTGATACAATTCTCAAAGTTGGTAATAACATTAAATTGTATTCTGCAACTTCAGGAACAACATATCATACTATCACAGCAATCAACAGTGCTAATAGTATAACGTTAACACCAAATGTAAATCCAACACCATCTGGTGGTTCAATTTCAATTTATAGATTCTTTAAGACTGGAACAACTGTTGACTTTACTGGTAGTGGTAACACTATAACATTCTCGAGTGTTGCAGGTCAAGTGAATCAAATGACAATTAATGTTGCAATTGATCCTGATACTGCTACAACTTATACAGT